TTTGGCTCTTACTCCCGCGGATTGAGCTCCAGCTGCGCTTTGGATGAAAGTAATTCCTACCTTCGGGTGTGCCCGTCGACCGGGTACCATAGAGGTGTCGACAGAGCAGGTAAAGAGTGAGACCGTGGAAGATGGCGAAAGCCTAGCGAAACTCCGTCACGCAAGTGTCCAGAATCAGACACCGGCGGCCGGACGACGCCCCCTGGGGAGTGTGGTAAAAGGTGATGTGGCTGAAGGTGATCCCGTCAGTACGACAAATCGGCCGTAAAGAGAGATACGTTGAGTATCGAACACATCTACACCAACACGCCCCCCGTCCACGAGGGTTATGCAAGCTCCAACGAGTGTAGCTAACCACAGTAACGGGTAGTGCCGACTGGGTATGGGGACTTGCTTGTGAAATAGCGAGTATAGAAGAAGGTGTTGGGGCGTTACCAGTAATGTCTTGGTAGTACTTGACCCCTGAGAAGCTGGCTGTGACTGTGCCTCGCGCGCGGCAGTCCTTGAAAGGCTAATCAGGTTTGGCGGACATGGTCGCTCCCATCCTTCACCCTAACTCTGGTGAACATAGACCGGAACCTGGGCTGGTTCGTTCTGTCTATAAACAAGAATTGAAAATGCCCTTTACAAAGAAAACAATAAAAACATGAGGGAAAGACATTGGCCAGTTAATCTTTTCTGGCTTCCCTACGGGGAACCTCTTGTGACGATTTCTCTCGGCACTGTGTCGAGTTCTTATCTTTTCAAAAAAAGACTTTTTAGGAGGCAGCGCACGGGGTGCTACGCTGCTCTCGACTTTAAGAGACCCCCGTCGGCAGAAGCCAGGTTTAGCCAGCCCGGTGACGACGTAAAACAAATAAAGAAATTGGCCGAGGAGAATGTATCTACAGACGACACATGTCGGTCTCGGGGTCGCTTGAGGAGGCAAGCGGTCCTATGTCTTCGATTTTTGGCTCTAGAAATGGGCCTGGAGGCGATACATGCTCTACCCCCCCGGATTGAATGCGGTCATCTTCGTTCCGCTATCCGTGCCTGTTTCACAGAAAACCTATCTGTGGTGCAGGAACTCTCTATCAAAACTTCCCAGAAGCTTGAAAAGAGTTTCTGCCGAGTGTGCGAAAGTGCACGCGGTGAAAGAGAGTTTAACAAATGGAAAGAAGAAAGGTTCTTGCCTCAGCCTGTGGATGAAGACCACCTGAGCATATTTGCAGCCCAGTTTGGCAGAAATGTCGACCAAGGGTGGAACCAAGGAAAGTGGCCATATATCCCGAATGGTCACGCTTGTCTGGGACATGCGCGAAGCAGAGGGGGAACATGGAACAAAGGAAAGTACAGTGAGGAGGTAGAGGCACTTGAAGTGGTGAGCTCCGGCAAACCACGGATCGTGACTCTACACTCGGAGTATAATACCAGCGTTCTATCTACCCTGCACAAGTCTCTTTATGGCAGCCTTAAGAGGAAGGGTTGGCTTTTAGTTGGGGCACCAACTGACGACAAAGTCGCCTCGTTGAATGGTGGTGGGTCGTACGTGTCTGTGGACTATTCATCCGCAACAGACAATATAAAGACCATTTACACCCAAGCCGCCATCGAGGTTTTAATCTCTAAGAGTGTGGG